AGGCGGGCAGTCCAGAAGACGTCAGGTCACAGAGATTTGACCTCCCCTCCCCTCAGACAGTTGAGAGTTATTATCACTTCAGCCGTTCACAGGCCGTCTTCGCCTTATGACACGGCCAGCACAGACTCTGCAGATTACTGTCTGCATCAGTGCCGCCATGCGCCTTAGGGATAATGTGGTCAACGGTTTTCGCCTCACGCACCACACCGGCACGCAGACATAACTGACACAGGCCTTTGTCACGCTTCAGCACACGTTCACGGATGGTATCCCACTTCGAACCGTAACCGCGCTGATGACGTGACAGGCCTGGTTTGTATTGCTTCCAGCCTTCGCTTTTGTGGCTTTCGCAATAGCCTGACGGATCTATGGTGGTATTGCGGCAGCCGCGAACGCGGCAGGCTTTTGGGGTTCGTGGTGGCATGTAAAATATCCATAATGAGAGAGTACTTGTCTCTCTCATATAAAAATTAATCTATGAACACTACAATTCTAGAATATATTTTTTCTATTTTTGATAAGTAGCAATTTTTATTTCCACCAGTCAGAATATATTGACTATAACCAGTCCTGAGTTGTTTCCATTCAGCATGTATACTTTTATCTTTAATCCCCCCTTCACATAAAACCCATGCTCTCACTGCATTCTGGTATGCTGATTTAAGGTCTTCTTTCTTGAAATATAGCTGTGCTTCATCATCAACTCGGTGAACAACAGCATTATACTGCTGTCCAACTCTTGTTCTAGCTATTCTATATTGTGTGGAATTCCAATTATCTGGCATTGCCTCAAAGGCATCCTCCAGCTCAAGTAAAGCTCTTTTAAACTCTAACTTTACTTTAAATTGCTCTTGTCTATTCCATGTGTTTAACGCCTTGCGTGCATAACACAACGCCCCCCAAGACGCGATAGCCGAACAACAAGCTCCAATAGCAGACAACATATTCCAATCCATCATAATGCCTCCCGTTAAAGGGGCGATATTAACACGGAATCATCTCTATAAAGGTGCAGGCCCTTTTACTTGTTAGCATCGATACTTTTTATTGTCGCTTTATCAAGATTACACTGTTCCAACGCTGACAACAGACTCACATTCAACTCCAGACTGTCACCATAGGTCAGAGTATCGGGGATGTGCGGTACTGGAGTTTCCAAAGTCAGAGTAGCTGGAAGCGGAATTGGAGGTACTGTTACGTAAACTGTCCGCGTATTTCCGCAACCGGTCAGCAGCGGCAGCAGGCACAAGGCGTACAGCACAATCATCATCCGCAACAGCCACTTTGATATCAGCCTGGGTTCTCTGTGACTCCAGTGCGATCTGCTGTTTTGCATGCTGGTTAGCCTCCAGAACTGTATTGACGATTTGCATTGATTGCAGGACGTTATTGGTAATGGCAGTTGCTGATTCAGCATTTTGTACAGCCTCATCAGCACGTTTCTTTTCGTACTGATATTTGCTGTAGTAGTGGTTGGCTGACCAGATGAAAGAACCAATGACAGTAACGAAGAAAGCAGCGATAACCAGCTTATAGCTCAACTTCATTTACCACCCCACCTGCCTCTTTAAATCGGGCAATCAGGTCACCGATTTTATGTTCATACTGTCCGTAACCTGCACCGGGTAATGAAGCCCAGATATTGCTGCAACGGTCGATAGCCTGACGAATATCGCCACGATCAATCATCTGTAAAGCGCCACGCTCTTTAATCTGCTGCAATGCCACAGCATCCTGGCTTTTGGGAGAGAAGTCTTTCAGAGCAAGCTGCTTACGGTAAGCATCCCACCAGCGTGAAAGAAGCTGATAACGTCCGGCGGCTGTTGATTTTAGTTTTGGGTTTAGTGTGACAAGTTTGCGAGGATGATCGGAGTAATCAGTGAACAGTTCGCCTCCGACAATAACGTCATAACCGTGGTTACATGTCGGTTGCCGTCCGTTATCCGTTCCTTCTGACCATGCCACCATAGCAAGGAAAGCTTTACGTTGAGAATTTAGTGTCAGCATGAATTACTCCTTAGAGCCACCAAATTTGTTACCGATTACTCTCATTGCCGCACCGCGAATGGCATCGACGCCAATCAACCCAACCCCACCGCCAATGGCAACAGAAAGCGATTTAGGCCATCCGACATACTCAAGAGCAGATGCAAAGGTCAGTGTCAGAGCGCCACAGAGCAAAATCTCGAGCATTTTTCGCTTCCAGCCGCCACCACTGCCAAAATAGGCGATGCGCAAACCAGCCATAACAATCGACATAATGACTGCGCCCAGCGGTGTGTCTCCACGCCACCAGCTCTGTAACAATTCAAGTAAATCAGGCCAGGTATTTGGGTTATGAGGCATTTGTAGTTATCTCTCACCTCGCTGATACAGCAGGTGCAAATTGAGGGAATACCACGTACCGCAAATCAGAAGCGGAAACGTAAAAGAAGCCGAGCCAATCGATAACTGCGGGATAGGCCAGGCCCAACGAATCCCAGGCCCAGAAACGACAAAACCCGCTCGACGGCGGGTTTAAGCTGCGTGGCAAAGTAACCACTCTTAGCAGATTACAAGAATTTTTGCGGGCCGCGTTAATGATTTTTAATCCCAAAGTCGTATTATGCGTTTTTTACTGTAGGAGTTAACAGGTTTATATTATGTTAGAAACACTATCATTCACTGAACGTGACGAGTTCCAACGAAGAAACATCGCTGAAAATATCATCAAATTGTTAAAACCAGAGGCAGACATTTCACCACTGGTAATAGACGGTGCATGGGGGACAGGGAAATCAGAATTTAGTATCAAACTGAAGAATCTCATTATCGAGCAAGAAACTGAGTCTAAAGTTGTCTATATTGATGCCTTTAAAGGGGATCATGCAGAATCTCCATTACTTCTAATAACATCAGCTATTGCGAGCATTTTGCCGGAGGAGGAAAAACAAAACTTCATTAAGAGATCTCTTCCTGCAATTCGATTTGGTTTTAAAACTGTACTAAAAGCTGGTGCAGGTTGGTTTTTACGACAGGAGGCTAGTGAAGTTGCCGAAGAATTCCAAGATGCGATGAAGAAAGCAAGCAATGCAGCAATAGATGGGACTATTGAAAATATACTTGAAGACCACATGGAATCAGAGAAAAACATAAACTCTCTAAAATCCTGCATTGAAGATATATCAAACAAGCAAAAGATAGTGATAATTATTGATGAATTAGACCGATGTAAGCCAAGTTTTTCAACAAATATCATTGAAACAATAAAACACATCTTTGATATCAATAACGTATTTTTTATTTTAGTTACAAACACTGAACAACTAAAAGCATCTATAAATCATATTTATGGTTATAGCATTAACTCACAAAAGTATCTTGACAAGTTTATAAAATATACCATTACTCTTCCAGACACATGCTTAATAAATGGGCATAACGTATGTAAAACCTCGGTTATATATTGGGATTACCTTGTAGGTGAAACTACCTTACTAAATAAAATCAACAGTTTAGTTGGTGGCTTTATTTGTGATTTAATTCAACGAACCAACTTATCCTTACGTGAAACACAAACCTTTTCACGCAATCTTAACATTTTTCGACTGTTAAACGACAATGAGTGCAAAAGCAATGATCCTTTTATAAATATGATCGTTGTCGTAGCTGTCTTCATACATTGTTTTGGTGACAAGGAAAAACTAAAGCAAGAAATTACCGCTGAATCTATATCTTATTTAGCAGACCTGCTTAACATAAAAGAAATACCTTATTCTTATGAGAGAAGATCGCAAATCCCTGAAATATCAATTATATTCTTCGGAATAATTAAAGACAGCATTACTCTTAATGAGCGATTTGCCCCTAAAAGTGATGAAGAACTTAAAAATTTCACAAATGTTTATACTGATTATGAACGCCTAAAATTTTGGAGCACTACTCCCAGAGAGTTAATGATAAAATATATTAATCAAATGTCATTCATCCAGTAAATAATACGCCCCTGCATGGGGCGTATTATTAAACGTCCATATCTAATGTTAGATCCAGCATTGAAAGGCAGCCATCAATAAATCCTTCGGCTAACTGTATTTCTATACGTACCAATTTCTCATCCTTCCCACGCACCTTTGCAATCTTACGCTTGGATATTCTGTATAAATAATGTGCCACAAGAAGCGAATGCTCATCAGGCCTTTTTTGCTTTAAACGAGCAAGACACCCCTCAACAATTAATGCGTCATTATCAGAACAAGCCACACGTGTCTTGCAGGTATAGGGAAGAAGCCCTTTAAACCCAGCAGCTATAGGCGAATAGTCCACTCCTGAGCTATCACTCGCCGCCCATGCTCCCCAACGCTCAAGAATCATCTGAATATCACGCATCAACTTTCTCCACCAAATCAGGCCAGCACGCCAATTGCCAGCGCGCGATCGATAAAACGAAATATCAACTCCAGTTGAGAGCCGTATTTCTCTTCGAATGCCACGGTGTCCGCATGTAACTCATTATGATGCGTTCTGCACAACGGCAGCACAAAGAGGTCATGCGCCTTTGTTCCCATCCCTCCCTGACCGTGGCCTATCAGGTGGTGCGGATCATCCGCCTGCTTCCCGCAGCAGGCGCACGGCTGGGATTTAACCCAGCGGGTATATCTCTCATTGACCCATCGACGGCGTTTCGGACGTAACATGAAGCTTTCCGGCGATTCCGGATCAACCCTGAGCGCCAGTACCTTTTTCGCCTTATCCTGTACAATGCTGGTGGCCGGCACCGAGGGAACAATTTCACTTTCACGGGTAGCTGACTGGACAATTGCCTTCGGCATCCTTAATGCTTTTCTCGCAGCGCTCTCCGGTAAGACTTCTGCCAGGTCATTGCGTACCATCCACCAGCACAGTTCCGGGAGAGTAACTGCGTGCATATCGTCAAAACCCAGATCACGACAAACAACCGATAAAACCCATTTTGTCGTGTTCTCCACAGCTATTGATTCCAACCGTTCCGTAAACTGTTCGCGCAGCAGGTTATCGCAGTGCCAGCACAGTCGGATTGCCCCCGGGGCGTGGCGCATGGTTGTCATCTGTTCGCTGTGCCAGTCTGAATGCGGCCACTGACAGCCATTCCCCCGGAGTAGCCAGCTTTCCAGACTATCCAGACCACCAGCACGATAGATAACCGACTCATTACGGAACACATCACGAACAGCAGGATCATCCGCCAGCGGCTGTGATACCGCCGGGACCGCGCCGCAGGCGAAAGATGAATATTGTTCCGGCTCTGGTTCAAGCAGAACACGCCCCTGCATAAACAGGGGCATCAGTTCCGATCCCGGCCTGAACAATACAACGCCCATACGAGGAGCAATTTCAGGGGTCAGTAACGCTCTCACGATCACCTCAATGAACGGTATCGAGCAGCTTCAGCAGCTCAGGGAATTTGGATTCGAAGAAATGCGGTTGCGTCTCGCGAGGGTTTGCCGGGCTGGTGATGTTTTTGCCGAACATGCAGCCTTTCGCCGTCAGCGACCAAAATTTTTTAATGCCGTTAATCGCGGAGCGACTGTAACGCTCACGATGTTCAACAACACCCAGCTTTGCTAACTGCTGATACGCCTGATTAGCCGTCATCCGGATACCATGCTGTTTTAACAGCGCGCTCAGTGCAAGCGTCGGGCGGCTTGAACCATCCGGCGCGCCAGCCGGAGCATCAATGGCATATTGTGGCGCCAGGTTAGGTAGTCCCACTGCCTCCTGGAGTTTCTGGCACGCGCCCAGTACCGATGAATTGGACAGGTTTAACTCTTTGCGCATAAAACCCAGCAGAATCACCCCCGCCTGCATCTTATCGGCAGCCATACCAGAAGATATTTGTGGCGCACTGGTAATCCGATCGAACGTGCGGATCACCTTGAGATGGAAAGACGGGCTGATCCACATTGCATAAGCAAATACCAGTTCTTTGCATACGTATGTACCTTGTTCAGCACCACCGCGAACAGTATTTACTGGAGCACGTGCCAAACTTCGGGTATCACTACCGCCCTGAAAAAAGCTAACAGATTGATTTTGTTCCGAGGGTGGAATTCCGCCCTCGGTGAAAAGTTGCTCAATCAGCTCACGGGTTTGCTTATTATCAAGCCAGTACTTCGGACGGTATTTCTGCTCTCCACCCGCAGCCCGGTGCAAATCGTTAAGACAATAGCGCCCATGAACGTCGCGGCGAACTTCGATACCATCAATGACCATTAAATTATTCATGCTTCTTTCTCCATTTTCAGGCGGCTGCACCCGCCCCTGTTTCAAATTTCGTGATCGTGATTTCTACCTTCCCCTTCGGGAAAACTGGTCCCCACTCCACCAGCATTCTCTTTACCTGGCTGTCGTCCTCCCAGACTCCTGCGTGAGTCAGTGCGTCGAACAGCGCTTTGTTATAATTGTCCAAATCCCTGATCCGCTTATCTGGCGGATACAGGATAATTTCTACCGCTGCCGGGGCTGTTGAAGGTTTTGGCAGACGGCGTAACTGCTCAATCACTGCCGCGCACGCCTCGCTCTGATACTTCCGGCCGCTGGCGCTGACCATGTGACGACCTTTAAGCGGTCCCTTATTCGGAGCCCGCCAGTAGGTGTTAACGCTGGGTGGAAATGGCAATGTCAGTTTCATGCCGCCCCCTACAGAATCGCCACGAGATCTTTCGCTGTCTCGCGGGTACTGCCCTTACTCGATATTGAGCGGCGGGCGCTGATATAGCGGATTTCGAAGCCGTGCTGTGAGTACAGGTCGATAACGCGCGGCGCGGTGGAATTGCCGATCACAACCCTGGCGCCGCGCTGATGAGCGGCAACGCAACATTCCGCCAGCACGATATGATCATCCCAGGTAAATCCACCAGCGGCGTAATGAGTAAAACCAGCCGAGCCGGGCATCGGTTCGTAGGGTGGATCGCAGTACACAACATCACCCTCCCCCGCCAGCGCCAGCGTCCGGCGAAATCCCGCCGCCATGAATACGCAGTTGTGCGCCATTCTGGTAAATGCCCTGATTTCTTCTTCCGGGAAATAAGGCGACGGGTATTTGCCCCAGCCGACATTGAACTGGTTATTGCGGTTGTACCGGATCAGGCCATTGAAGCAGTGACGGTTAAGGAAAAGAAAAGCGGCGGCGCGTTCCGGACCGTCCATCACCTGAGCATTGAACTCTTCCCGTAACGCCATATAGCTTTCGGCGTCATTGAGGCGGTCAAACATTACCCTGGCGTGCCTTATCACCGTATCCGGTACAACAGCCAACATCTGGTACAGGTTGATAAGGTCGGTATTCACATCGGCCAGCAGGAAGCAGGCGTGTTTGTCTGAGTTGAGAAACACCGAGCCACCACCGACAAACGGTTCAATCAGGCGCATCCCTGCCGGAATGTTCTGGTACAGATCGGGTAACATGGAGTATTTACCGCCAGCCCATTTCAGGAACGGGCGGTGCCAGGAGCGCGAAGCGGATTCATCAACAGATATCGTTACATCACTGCTTTCAATACAAACGGATTCACTGGTCATTCCACGTTCCCCACAAATCGCCCTGCCAGATAAACCTGCTCTACGGGTCTGATTCTCTTTTTGATGCGGTTCAGACACTTCTGACGGCGGCGTAAAAATTCCTCGCGTTCGTAGATAAACTGGCTTTCGCTAAATGCCTCCAGCCACACTATCGATGCACGATTAAATAACCCTCTGGATTCCAGTTCTTCAGCGCGGCTTACCAGCTTTGCAATCACCATCGGATCACCCGAACCTGTATGACCTGACCTTTTCTGTCGTAACGTCAAAATCACTGCCTCGTCTTTACCCGCGTAATAGCGAAATACATCTCCATCCAGGCGGCGGTTAACACGCTTACACCGATACAACTTGCTCGCTGAACGCTGCACATCAAAGCGTGCGTATTCAGGAAAAGCATCGGCAATCTCATTTGATGTCAGCCCCGGATTAAGCTCGATAAACGCCTGCACTTTTGCTAACAGACTCATCCTCTGAACCCCGCAGGAATCGTTGTATCAACCGGACCAAAAGCCATCACATCGCGCTTCTTCGCACCCCAGTCAGCGCGTTTAGGCCGCCCCTTCTGATCCCAGCGGGTAGCGCTTTGCAGATAGCTCTCGAATTTCTTCGGACCGAACAGCGTTTCCGGCCGCATGTACTGGTACTGCTCGTCGTTCTCGTGCCAGTGCTCATGCTTCAGGTCGATAACCAGTTGCAGATCAGCAACGCTGTACCCCTCACGCAGTCGGGCACGGATGTTTTCCAGGGAGGTTTTTGACTTCTGATACCGGGAGCCACTTACCTGGTTCAGGTGGGTTAAAACCTCAATCGCCTGATCGGTGAGCGTCACTTCGGGGTCGGGTTGCTCAGCAACCGGACAAAAAGGGGTTTTACTCTCCTGTGTAATCTCCTGAGTAGTCTCTGTGTAATCTCCTGTAGGAAAGATTGTGGGATCGCCACATGCTTGTTCGTTGGGTTGCCCCGTACTTGTTTGCGGTGTTTCCACATTCTTGTTTGCGGCATTACCGCAATCTGGTTTGCGGGGTTGCACCAATCCAGATTGCGGGGTTTCCACATTCTGGAAGTCCCGCAATCTGGTTTTCTCCTGAGCGCCCTTTTTCACTGGCTTCGCCGTTTCCAGCAACAGCACTTCAAGCCGTTCGGTGTTGATGCGGTAGTGCATGGTGGCAGGTACACCGCGACGGGCTTCTTCCAGTACACCAAGTGCTACCAGACGTTTACGTGCTGTTTCCTGTTCGTCGCGGGTTAGCGCCGTTTCACTGGTAATATCAGCCTGTGTTTTGTACATCCAGCCGCCATCCATCCGGTTATGCCAGTAAACAAGCTGGGACAGGAATACTGCCGCAACCGGGCCAGCTTTTACCTTCCCGGCTTTCAGTTTTGCAAAAGCAGGGTTGTAGGCGATGGGGCGATCGAGTAATTGAATAAGGGAACTCATGCAGCACCTCCGAGATGCTTCATGTTTTTGCCGGAACGAAAGGCAATAAGCGGCATGTTGACGCGGTAATTACGCCCAAGAGGCTCACAGACAACCTTCTGACATTCGCGATCGACCAGGCTAATACGCAGAACGTACCCTTCTGGTGTGCTGTACCACTGTCCTGGACGAGGGCAATGAAAACGTTGGCTGGTGAACCGTTTAAAAATATTCCGGATCATTTGCGCCCCCTTACCTCTGAACGGTTCAGTGTCATATTGATAAGGCTCGCAAGCGCCGCAGCGTCATTGATGCGGTCGTACAGGCTTACGGCCAGCGGAGATTCCGCTTTTTCCAGCATGGGATAAAGCTGCTGTAACCAGACCTGATGAATGGATGAAATGTAGGAATATAGAACGCTGGCATTATGTGCTGCATCGCTCAGCCTCGATGGAGTTGAAAGTTGTTTCTCCATCTGGTTAAAGGCATTGATGTATGCCTCTTTGAATTGGGCGGCGCGTTTGCCCGTAAAGCCCATAGCAAGGAAAGCAAAGCCGTCGCGGGTTATTTGATAGCAAGGTAGTTTGCGGCCTGATGCGTCGATGTACTCACTGAGCTGAAAATTCAGCTCAGTAAATTCGGCAGAGCATTCAAGAGACGCAATTTTTTGAATGACATTTTTGTGTTGTTTGCCGAAATAACTAGCAACAGCCAGAGAAGAAGTAACAACTTTGCCTGCAATAATGCAAAGTTCAGGTTGTACTAAGGCAGGGATCGTAGCCATGATGGCAGCCTCCGTATGCAATGGATAACTTCCACCACCGGAAACGCCAATTTCGCTGGTGGTGAACTGAGCAGGGTTGGCGTAACCGGCGCATACGGAAACCGGCGCACCTTTCGGTGCCCCCACCCAGCCCACCATAATTTGGGTATAGCTGAGCTGTAGCAACAAAAAAGACGCTAACGCGCCCATTGTCGCCGTATGCAATTCCAGGACGCCAATCCCGGCACCCGCTTTATGAGGTGCCTGAACAGTGTAACGTCCCGGAATTGCAGAATCAATGTGTTCCTGGCGCTTCACACTCAACAAAATCACGCCTGAATTTCCACAAAGGGCTAAAACACTCATGCGGATAGCCCTTGCGCAGATAGATAACGCGCTCAGTTTCTGGTTCCCAGCGAATGACATGGACATAAAGTCCCCTTCCATCACGAAACCAGCGGTTAAGTTCCTGCACGAGTTATCCCCCACGGTCAGGCTGTGTTCCCTGTGGTTACGCACGACCAGGCTATTTGGTAATCTGCATTCATGACGCAACGGCCGGTACTCATACATCCCCGGTTGTTGCGACAAACGGTTATTTACCGTTAAACTGTTCATGCGTTGGTTTTCTCCATAAAATTTGACGCCACGGCGCCCGGAGCTGCACACTCGCGGGCGTCACCCTTTTCTGGCGCGCAAAAAACTCTGTATACCAGTGTCGAATGCTGTTGCAGCTTTGCGATCGCCTGATACAACTCCTCATCAATCACGGCTTTTTCATGTGGCTCAATAACGCCATCTTCGATAGCTACCCTGATTTGCTGGGAATAACTGGTGATCTGCTCAATCGCTTCCAGCAGGCGCTGATTAATATCTGCGTTATCCACTTCTTCCATATCTGCCAGCGGAACAAAAACGCCACCTGATGCCCTGGCTACTGAATGTGCCAGGTGATAGGTTCCTCCGGCACGTTGCAGTACCAGCGCCCACCCAATCGGGAAGATCTGATCACCACCAGTACGCAGGCGGTTAAACAGACCATCTTTGGTGACATCCAGCCATTCCGCAGCTTCTTCATAACCGCCATGCAGACTGGAAATCGTCTTTTTAATCGCAGCCACCAGCCAGCGGGGCTGCTTTTCAACTTTCCATTCAGGTTCATGTCCCACGGATCTACTCCTTCTGCTGTGGTAGCGGTCAAATCGCCGAATCACTAAGCTGATATCTGTTTGGATACAAAATTTGCATCTCGCTAATTTCTCCGGCGTAAAATTGAGCCAGGCGCTCAGCAAGCTCTGTTGAAGGAGCCTGCTCGCATCTTTCAACCCGGCTTAATGTTGCAGGATCAACCTGAACCCCTTTAGCGACGTGCTGTAACGTATAACCATGCGATTTCCGCAATTTTCTCAATGGTGATTGCATAAAACCTCCTTCTTTTGCGTATGTCGCATGTTATTTCATACAGCAAACTTGCGCAAGTTGATTTGCACAATGCGCAAAAAATTAATGTAATGAACGCATGAATATAGGAAACCGTGTCAGACAACTTCGCCGCGCGAAGAACATGAAAATTGCTGAGCTAGCAGAAGCCATCGGCGTGGATGCCGCAAACATCTCTCGTCTGGAGACTGGCAAGCAAAAGCAATTTACCGAACAAACACTTTCTAGGCTGGCTGACTGCTTAGGTGTTGATATAGCAGAACTCTTTACCTCAGCCCCAAAAGGTAATACTGTATGTAAACACAGTGATATGAGGAAGGATTCAGCTAACGTGAAGGATTTGTTCCGTATCGAGATACTGGATGTCAGTGCAAGCGCCGGTAATGGACTCATTCAGGGCGGTGATGTTATCGATGTAATCCATGCTATCGAATATAACAAGGACAAAGCATTAGCTATGTTTGGCGGGCGCCCTGCCTCTGAGCTTAAAGTGATTAACGTGCGCGGTGACAGCATGGTGCCAACAATTGAACCGGGAGATCTTATTTTTGTCGATATAAGCATCAACCAGTTCGATGGTGATGGCATCTATGTCTTTGGCTTTGATGATAAAATATACGTAAAAAGGCTGCAGATGATCCCCGATAAATTATTGGTGATATCTGATAACACTAACTACAGGGAATGGAGTATTACCAAAGACAACGAGTGCAGGTTCGGCGTTTTTGGCAAGGTTCTGATAAGCCAGACGCAGTCACTCAAACGACACAATTAATAGAAAGCGTCGACAAGGCCACCATTATGGTGGCTTTTTTTTTGACTCAAAATTGCATATATCGCAATTTTATACTTGCGCAATGTGCAATTTAAATGTAATTTGCATTCATAGAGCAGCGAACAGGCAGGACGCCCACGAAGTAGCCGCCGGTGGCATACGAATGACCGGATGATTCGCTGAAAGGTGTCTTCGGGAGGGGTTGCGGAACTGGGTTGACCACCAGCAACAGATAACTCAGCCGACAACACGGAGCCGTTTAACCCACGGCGTCGGAGTGTAAATACCGTAGGGGTTGTACCGACTGGTCATCGGTGCCCCGCCCGAAGATACCTGTAGCCAGTGCAAGCGATATTCTGGCGGCCCATTCCATTACGTTAGCGGAAACCGCCAGCTTTTTCAGGAGAGCAACAGATAAGAGTTTTTCCGCGCGGTAAAGCGCTTCTGTTAAGAGAGAGAACTCTTATCGTTGTGGTGAATGCGGCTCAGCGCACGCGGGTAAGGTTGAAGCTGACAGTCGATCCTCTGTAGTTAAGCACCCGTCTGGCGTGCAACCTTCGCCAGATACCGGGAGGCACCCGGCACCACAACGTTATTGCTGTGTGAAGTCTTGTCGGCGTCCGGCTCTTCCAACAACAGGAGGAAGGCGACAGTGTTCTGCCGTGACGCCGACCTTTTTACACAACAGAAAAGAGCATCTCCGCGCGACGGGCTCATTACCCAATCCACCCGGAAAGCTGTTACAGCAGGTGCTCTTTTCTGTTTTGTGGAGAAACCAACTGGCGGTGGCAACCGCCATCTTGAGGGGTTAACGATGAATGATGACCGCATGACCGTAGTGCCCGACTTTCTGGGCGAACTGGATGCCGGCGTGTTCATGAACAAAATCGCGGCAGCGCTGAATACTGTCGGATTAGGCGTTCTGAATAACGGCAATAAAGGCAAGGTAGTCCTCACCTTTGATTTTGAGCGCATGGGAAATTCAGTCGAAGAGAAGCGCGTCAAAATTAAACACAAGCTGCAGTACAGTACTCCGACGCCGCGCGGTAAAGCGTCAGAAGAGGACACAACAGAAACCCCAATGTGGGTTAACAAGGGCGGAAAGCTCACCATACTGCAGGAAGATCAGGGTCAACTGTTCAGTATTAAAGGCACTACTGACGGAAAGCTTAAAGCGGCTCAGTGAACCGCAGCTAACCAATTCACTGCCACCACTTCGATCATTAGTTAATAAGGAATTTTTATGTCTCAGTTAGACAGCGGCACTTTTCAGCAGGTAAAAGACCTGGTCCTTTCTGGCTATCACCTGAACGATATTCAGGGGCTGGCTTGCCCGACAGCATTATTACCTGCCGGAACAGGTGTTGAAAGCCTCGAACGCTTTGCTCTGGAGCGTTTCCGCTTCCGCGGCGTCATGACTACCACCAGCATTGAAGACTTTGTTCGTTATTCAAAGGGCTATGCCAGCGCTACTGAAAAAGCACGCTGCTTTATCGACGCAGACCATATGACAGCTCGCTCAGTTTTCAATATTGGTACGCTGGATAACCCCGGTCATGCAGACAACGTTGCTTCTATCACGCTGAAACAGACTGCACCATTCCGCGCCCTGCTCCAGATCAACGGGGAACGCCTGAAACAAAAACAGATCGCCGAATGGCTTGAAGACTGGAGCGATTATCTCCTGGCGTTCGATGCTGACGGTAAAACAATGCAGATTTCACAGGCTGCCCAGGCTGTTCGCCGCATTACGATCCAACAGGCAACCCAGCAGGATCATGAAGATGGCGATTTCAGCGGTAAGAAATCCCTTATGCAAAGCATTGAGGCCAGCAGCAAAGACGTTATGCCGGTGGCTTTTGAGTTCAAATGTGTTCCGTATGAGGGTCTCGGTGAACGTGCGTTCAGCCTCCGCAACAGCCTGTTGACCGGTGATGAACCTCGCTTTGTTCTGCGTATCGTACAACTGGAAGCGCAGGAAGAAGCGATCGCCAATGAATTCCGCGACCTGCTGATCAGCAAATTCGACGGTGAATCAGTAGAAACGTTCATCGGTAACTTTAAAGCGTAATTGCTCTGCATTAAATCCCCGGCGCCGCGGGAATTTATTGAAGTGTAATTCTGTTAATTATCGCCACTAGGCTAGGGATTCGCACGACCAAAATTCACGCGGTGCAGCGCGAAATAAATTATAAGGAGAACCAACGATGAGTTTTATTCAAACACTTTCAGGTAAACAATTTGATTATCTCAGCGCAACTATTGACGACATTGATATTGAAGATATCGCCGTGGCGCTTTCCAATATTTGCCGCTTCTCCGGACATCTCCCTGAGTTTTATAGCGTGGCGCAGCATTCCGTACTGTGCAGCCAGCTTGTATCACCGGAGTTTGCCTTTGAAGCCCTGATGCACGACGCAGCCGAAGCGTATTGCCAGGATATCCCTGCCCCATTAAAAGCGTTACTGCCTGATTATCGCGAGATTGAGAAACGTACCGATCAACTGATCCGCTTTAAGTTTGGCTTGCCACTGGAAGAAGCCAGCGTAGTGAAGTATGCAGATCTGACCATGCTGGCAACTGAACGCCGCGATCTGGATATTGATGACAGTATTCCCTGGGTAATACTGGAAGGTATCCCCCCGACAGATTTATTCGAAATCTATCCACTTCGCCCCAGTCAGGCTTTCGGCATGTTTATGGAACGTTTTAAAGAGTTAACTGAGTTGTAAACATTAGCACAAACAAATTCCAACTCTAACTTAAAAGAACACAAAAACAATTTATTAACATATGGATATGGGTTATATTATAATTTGAAAAATTACTGGAGAGCAACAATGAATCAAAATCCATTCTCATTTTATGACTTTCTTGGATATTTAATACCTGGTGGTTTTTTTATTCTGTTAATATATTTCTGTGGTTTAATATTCGATTTAGATATTCTTATTGACTTACGTGAACTACTCAGAGGTCAAAGTCAAATTTTTGGCATTTTAAACTACGCTTCAATAGTTATCATAACTTACATAGCTGGACATTTTATCTCTATCACGTCAGCATTTTTTATCGAAAAATACATGAATAAAAAATTAGGATATCCTTCAATATATCTGTTTAACAAACTGACAGGCACTTCAGAAAAAGTCTGTTGCCCTTCATGTGATGAACTAAATGCTGATAAAAAAACAAAAATAAAGAACCGTATAATCAACTCAATATTATACCCTATAACACTATGGGATTATTTAACACAAAGACTATGTTATTCTCAATCCTTGCCATTTCATTTGGCTAATACAACATGGTTAATGATCAAAGAAGGTTATGAGAAAAAATTCATAACAAATAGTAAACTATTAAAAGATGAAGCGGGGCTTCATGACGATCTTTTCAGATTGGCATATCATTATGTTTATGAGTTTTCAAAACAGCATCAAACAAAAATTCAAAACTATGTCGCATTATATGGTTTTTGCAGAAATATATGCTTAGTATTTATAATTTCATTTTGGATATCGGTTCCAACATTTATTTATCGCTTTTTTACTGAAAGCAATTTCATTTATAGTTTACTTTCTATGACACTTAGCTTTTTATTCACCTATGTTTTCTATGTTGGATTTGTTAAGTTTTATAGACGATATACTTTAGAAGTATTAATGGCATTTGCAGTACTTCAAAGTAGAGAAACTATTAGTTAATAATGCTTTTCCCGTGTGCAGACGGGATAATGGAGAAACATATGCTGAACCTCGATTGTGTTCCTATCTCAACTTATTGCAAAGAAACTGGCGAAACTCCTGAAGCAATAAACAAACGAGTACAACGCGGTGTTTGGCGTGAGGGCATTCAGGTTTTAAAGGTTGAAGGCGTTAAGGAGAGGTGGATTGATCTTAGTGAGGTTGCAAAATGGGCCAGACAAAACTGCTCAAACTACCGCGCGGCGTAACAATCAGGAAACACCGCCAGGGCGAAACGATCAATATAACTTTCACCTACAAAGGAGTTAAATGTCGTGAGCCTCTTTCCAATCTGGAAGTAACACCAAAGAACATTAAATACGCCGAGCGTACACTCGGCGAAATTCATAATAAGATCGAAAGGGGAACATTCATTTATGCGGAATATTTTCCCCATTCTGCTCGTTTGAAAATTTTTGGTAATGCTGCCGCAGGCAAAACGGTAAAAATGTACCTAGACGAATACCTTGAAATCTGCGAAACGAGAAAACTTTCACCATCCACGATTGGTGGATATAAGAAATGCCGAAGCGCCCTGTCATCACTTCATATTTTTCCCGCAAGTGAGTTGACGCCGGCCGCATTGAAGACATGGATCCAGAGCCAGAAAACAACATTGAAGACTATCCGAAACCAACTTTCCTTCCTACGTTCAGCTTTGGATGAAGCGGTGACGGATGGTGTGCTTCAGATTAACCCTGTATCACTGGTAACAGCCTCACGATACCAAAGTGATAAATCAGAGGCAGAAAGTAGTTATGTGGTTGATCCGCTATCACCAGCAGAAGTTGATGCTTTGCTATCTGCTGCTGGCAATAAGCAGTGGGAGAATCTTTTCCGGTTCGCGATACAAACAGGGCTGCGTAGTTCCGAATTGTGTGCTCTTCGTTGGCGTGATATCGACTTTGTAGGGAAGACTGCACACGTTCAAAATGCCAGTGTAGTTGGCGTCATCAAAGGAACAAAAACAAAAGCCGGTACGAGGAAAGTAGAACTGACTGAAGAGGCATTGGCAGCTCTAGCCAGCCAGAAACTGTTCACTTTCATGAAAGATGAAACTATCTTCGAAGATCCAAAAAGTAATAAACCGTGGGCTAGTGCTGATGCGATAAGAAAAAAAGCATGGGTGCCAACTCTACGAAAAGCAGGCATCCGCTACCGAAATCCATATCAGACAAGGCATACATTCGCCACCAGCCATATCAGCCGTGGCGCCAACCTATTCTGGCTAGCAGCCCAAATGGGTCATAAAGGTCCTGAAATGCTATTCCGACACTATGGTCGCTACCTTAAAGAGTATGATGGTAAAAGTTCTATCATGCAGTTGAATAATAACAGTAAATAACTAATAATCTCTGTCTGGGATATGGCAGAGATTAAAACATGGAAAACACTTCTGATATTATTTTATCTACTCTTACTGCATTAGGCACTATGGGTTCTGCTATCGCTGCATCTTATGCAGTCAAACAAACAATTAAGCAAAGAAAAATCGCAATAACGCCTCAGTTGGTAATTAATAACTTCCCGGTAAGAAGTAAGGAGATTTACGATAATTCGTATCATTCATTCCCTATTTCCATAGAATATTTTATGCAACACAAGCCTGAAATAATCAATGTAGGTTCAGGTGTTGCACTAAACACTACAATAACCGTAGAGTTCGATTTTCTTTCTAAAATGCTTTATTTTGCAGAAAATGAATTCAAACTTAATGGCAAGTATAATTTCCTATTTGAGGATTTAAGCACCCCTCAAGAGTACAAGAAAAAATTCTTACTAAACGGAATGGGTACAAGGCTGTTAAAGGAAGCAGAAACAACTTTCAGCCTTGGGTACATCCCACCACAAAACAACAATGATAATAAAGTAAGTATAAATTTATCAATGTTCTACATCGAAACACTAGTGAATGAATTATTATTTTTAAACAAACTAAACAATAAAACAATTGATGTTATTGACGGACCATTATTTAAGTTATCATATAATGACATAGATGGTAATGAGTATAAAACACATTATAAAAGCAAATTAAATATCTATGACACGAGAAAATCAACAAATAAAATAGCATTTGCTGGTATGTTAGAGTTTGAAGCAGACAAACATAGATGGACTCAAAGAAGACTACAAAGGATACGCAAAAGCTACGCAGATTTTATGGAAGAACACGATTACAATAAAAACAAATAG